ATACTTGTCTGGCAGACAAGGGGTCGTGGGTTCGAATCCCATCAGTTCCATAAAACCAGTCGTATCAAGAGTTTAAGGCGCTTTTGAAACTCTATAACGTGAAATGGTCGCGGACAGAATTGCTACTATTTCTCTCAACCTCTTCATGGTTTTCATGAGGAGGTTTTTTTATTTGCTTTTAAAATTTGCAGTACAAGACTTTATCGATGATCGGGAATTTAAAAATATTTCACAGAAAACAATTATCGGTTACAAAGATATTCTTAATCAGTTTATTAATTACTGTAGTGCGAATGAAATTATCAACGTACAAGATATTACTCAAAACACCATTAAGAAGTATCTAGTGTACTGTAAGACTGAACTGGGAAATAATCCAACTAGCTTAAATCATAAGTTAACTCGTCTAAATGCCTTGTTAAATTATTTAGTAGAAATTGAAGTTATTGAGAAGAATCCTGCTAAGAAGATTAAACGGGTAAAAGAAGATATTCACATTGAAGTTTTTACGGATTACCATATCAAACAGATGTTGAACCATTATAGAAGGATTAAACAACGTGATAAAGCGTTTTATTCATACCGTGATTACACGATTATTGTCACCCTACTATCAACTGGTGTCCGTTTAGGCGAACTATGCTCTTTAAAATGGTCAAACATTGATTTTCAGCATAAAACAATCAGTGTATATTCCAGTAAAACACGACAGTCAGACGTAATCCCTGCTACTGATAAATTATTAAAAGAGTTAGCGGGCTATAAAGTTTATTGTGAACAGAGATTTAATCAACTGAGTGATTACATATTTACTAATCGTGATAATCAATACCTTACAGAAAATGCTGTACAAAATATCTTTAAGCGGCTATCAAAGATCATGAATTTTAGAGATGTACGTCTCTCTGCACACACATTTCGCCATACTTTCTGCCAGCGGTGCATCCAGTCTGGAATGTCTACTTTTGCCATTCAAAAACTGATGCGTCACAGCAATATTAGTGTAACAGAACGCTACGCTGCCATGTGGGGCAATGATTTACGTGAACAAAACGACAGATATAATCCACTTAACAATTTAGAAATTTAAACAGAAAAGAGAGTAGCTGCTTCCCAACAACTACTCTCCCTTGTGCATAATCAAATATACACTGACTCCGATAAGTTTAGTGTAAAATATTCGCTTAAAAAAATCAATGATTTTAAGCTTATTTGATTATGCCCAAAAACCAAATTTATGGAGGGCTTAATAATGAAATCTGGACATATTAGTAACTTTCAGCAGCTTTCTAAATTCAACACTCTTAAAGACTTCAACACGTCAATGGAACAATGGTATTTAGATATCCATCAACAAAGGTTACTTACTAAATCCGAATTAATTGCTTTGAAACGACTTGTGCGTTTTTCTGCAAGTGTATTTGGAGTATGCAATGCAAAAATCGGCACAATCGTTGCTGCTACTCATAATGGCAATTTCGGAATTTCACGTTCAACATTTAAACGTATGTTATTAAAGGTACAAGAAATAAATCTTATCACGATTCATCATACGTTCAATAATGGTAAACAAGGTCATTCTGTATATGTGTTTAACTGTTATCAGCCAACAAAAGAAAGTAATTCAAATCCTTTACAAGACTCAATTGAACCTCTGCAACAGGAGCAAATTGAACCAGCAGAAACTATTAATCTTTCTAAAGCTAATAAACATAATATAGATATACGTAAAGACAATGTAATCAAAGGTATTCCATGTGAATTTTCATCTTTAGTAATGACTTATGGATATACTCCTAGAGAAACTATAGAGTTCTGGAAATGTGTACGGAACCTGACTCAACACTACAATGAATTCATTGAAGACTATGTAGATTATTACGCTGGATTAGATAAATGTTGGTTAGGCATACGTGCTTTTAAACAATGCATTGTGAATATGAAATTAGGCTACAACATTAGAAATCTCTATGGTTATTTCTATAAAATCTGCGAACAAATCTTAAATTCAGAATGGAAAATGCTAATTGCTTAAAGTCATGTAGATTGTAGTTCTCTTTCAATATACTGTAGCCTTTCACTAATAATTTTTTCAAATGCTTTATTTACATTAGTTATTAGATCATCTACAGTTTGTTCAATAATTTTGTTTTCGTTTTCTTCGTTAAGCTTGATAAATTTAGGTGACACAATCTTTGTGATTTTTTCACTTCCGCTATCGTTATACCAACATTCGTAACCTCTAATTATGCACGTAGACGCAATAAGCGGTAATACATAAATAAAGATAATCGCATTGGGTACATAGTAGTCAGATTTTATTTCTACGGATATAAAACTATGTGGGTAATCAGGTGTAGCCTCTATAATATATTCAGTATGCTTTAGTCTTCTTGTAAACTGAGGAAACAGGCCATGATCGCCTTCATATACCTTATTCATTTCTATTTGATGCTTAGTCTTATAGTTATTTGTTTTTACATACTGTACAATTATTTTTTTTATATTATCTGGTGTATCCGCAGGTAATACAGGTGCATTCAAAGCTAATTCTCCGCTAAACTTTTTTATGTCTTCTATCTTTAAATTTAAATATTGTGATATAGTCTCTAAATATTCTTCAAGTTTTTGAATGTGAGTTTTCTCATCTATAGGAAAAGCACTTCTCATCTGCTCTATTCTTTGTGCTAAAGGTAAATCATTAATTTCTAGTTTTTTAATATCGGAACTATTGTTTGAAGTTTGTGACTTCCTCTGTGCAATAACTATATTGCCTGATATAGATGAATTCATTGTAGGAGTTTGATATTTTTGGTTAATATCACACCATTGTTCCATTTTTTCACATAACTTTATCTTTAAAGTTTCAGGATAGATACGTTCATCTACTTGAAATTCCTTAATAGATTCACACAAATAATATGTGAATATTCCCTGCTGAAAAGTGCTATCTGGATAGCTATATTCGTTTTCTTTACAAGCAGCTATTGTCACGTACGCATCTCTTTCAGGATGTACTATTAGTTGTTGTGTGAATTCTTGGGAGTCAACAGTTAAGCCAGAAGCTGACCTAACATCTTGTCCAGAATGACAAGCGTCAAAAATTCGAATATTTATCCTTTCACTTTTTCTTAATGACTCACTGATATCTCTTAAGGGCAGAGCGGTTTGTTCTATATTATCATGTTCGGTATTAGGTAATAATAAATAAGAATCTCCTTTATGGATTAAGCCATGTCCAGCATAGTAAAATAAAATGGTATCGCCCTGTTGAGTTCTTTCTACTAATTGTTTAATTTCACTAAGAATTTCTTTTGGTGTAGGTTGATCAAAAATCGTAAATTTTTTTGTAATTACATCTTGTTCTGCATAATCGCAATAATTGATTAGTGTGCTCTCTAATAAATCTACATCCTTATGACAGTATTTTGTCTCTGGATAGAGCATATACTCTTCTGTCCCCATTAAGATAGCAAACCTTTTCATCTTTCCATCCTCTTCCTTTCAAAAATCTATCTATAAAAATAATACTACAGATAAAGGATAGTTTGCTAAATTTTATCTTATAGCACCTCTGTGAACTTTTGAAAGGTTTTCTAGAGTTTAAATCTTACAGTTTTATTTTCTTAATATATCTATTTGTTGTTTGTTTTTCTGATTTCCTTATTATTTCCTTCTTTCTCAGGTCTACGATTTATGTAATCCATCATCATACTTCCTATTATGTCGAGAATTTCTTTTCTTTTTTCTTCGGTTGGTTCTAATACAGTTATCTTTCCCATTTTCAATTTATTAGTTTTTCCCATGATGTACTTCCTCCTGTTGTTAAACTCAAGAATAAAGATTAAATCTGAATGTTTCATTTGTCAAATGATGGTTTTTAAACATTTATAATTAATTTACTTTTATCTAACGCTATAATAGGCTTTAAAGCATTTACCTATTCTTTTTAATAACTTTATCTTTCAAAATTGGTTGAAATTACATGATGTAAGAGTATTTCTCAGGAAATATGGTCATATAATTGTAGTTTTTAATTAATTTACTTTAAATTAAAAAAGAACAGCTTAAAAGTAAGCTGCTTTACATCATTTGTAATAGGGATTTTAATAACATTGGTAATAACTGAATAAGTACGTATGTTAAGCTAGTTTTAGTCATCCATGAGATACTTTTATCTTTAAAATTAAGGATATATAGCAATCCAGCGATACCCATAATAACACTCGCTATTGGATAAGAAGCGACACATAAAATGTCTAAGAACGGCTCAATATGCTCATACATAGCGTTCGTACCCATTTCTTTAGTCTGTTCGACTGGATGTAACGCCCAATCTAATACAGATTCAAAAGGGGCAGCAGTTCCTATCATAGCCCCTTTATTCATGAAATCTCCAATTGCTCCAACGGTTTGAACTTTGCCCCACATACTGCAATCCCCCCTTAAAACCCTGCTGTAACTGATACTAATAAGCGCATAAGCAATGGAGATAGTTGAACTAGGATATAGCCAATCGTTGCACCTTGAAGCATTTCAACTGCTTTAGGGCGATTTCCAATTAACCAATAGATACCTGCTGCACTGAAGACTAAGAATGTAATAGGATAAGATAAGCCTTGAACTAAGTCAGTTAATGGTTGGAAAGCTGTTATAATTTTTTGTGATACATCTACTTTAATGGAAGTACTAGCAGTAACAGATTCAGCAAATGAGAATGTAGGCATTGCACTAAAGATTAGAGGGAGTGTTGAACCTGTAGCTAACATTGGAACGATATCTTTTTTAGAGGAAATAGTTGTTGAGGGATTTAAAAACTCTTTTACTGTACCAACCGTTTGAATTTTCTTAGATGTAAACATATTAACCATCTCCTAAGCGTTTTATTGGAAATCCGTAATAATGAAAATCTGTGCATTCAAACCTTCACAAAGCTTTTCTAATTGTTTACGTCTATACTCAGTCTTAGTCATCCAAACAATTTGAACAGGATTATTACCAAAAGCATTAGCTCCAATAAGTTTCCGATACTTTTCCATCTTAATTTTATTAGCAGTCATTTTTTGTTCATGATCAATTTCAATTAGATAACGTGTACCCTCATCCACAAACGTTGCATCACATATGATAGTAGCTACTTTATGTCTTACACGTTGCTCATTTCTCCATGTCTCAGGTTCACCGAATGCAATGTACAAAGCGTTACGCATGATATAATGGCGAGCTGTAGTTGTTTTCTTAATAACTCTTGGACAGTCAATGCGCTCTCTTCCCTCTTTGGACAGATAATAGATTGTTTCTCCATCTCTGAATGAGTTTAAATATTCATCCATCGACTTTAAAAACTTTTGTGCGTTCCTATCACCTTTTAAATCATGTAAAGTCTGGATTTGTGAACGACTAAGATAGTTCAGTGTCTTCAAAGATTGCAAAATCGCATCTATCTTCTGTTCTCTCTTCGCATACTTCTGCATTCCCTTCATCCTTTCGAGGTCTGATAATAATATTTGGGGTAACGACATTATTTATAGTTTCATCATTAATGAGGTAGGTTTGAACGAGTTTTTTACCTGCTGGCGTACGATAGATACATCTACCTTGATATTGAATCAACTCTGCTCCTGTTTGGTCTAATACAGTTTCAGATTGAGTATCAGTTTCTAATCGAAAACAAAGTGTTGTTTGCGAGTTGGCTTTTATCTGATTTGGCATCACATCACCAACTGGATATTGTGTACTGTAAATTAAGGTATAGCCCATACTGTGACCAATACGAGTGATATAGCTCATATAAGCCTGTGCTTCTTTTGCAAGCTCCTTATATTGAGTTGGTACTTGTGAAGGTGCTAGTTCACTGGCTTCATCAACAATAATGAAATGACGTTGTTTTATTCCTGCTTTATGGACATTGTTAAACTTCTTTTCACGTAGATGTTGTTGTCTTTCCTTTACATCGTCTTTAATTTTTCGTAAAACCTCAACAGCACCTTCTAGATCATCTTTAAAGTTTACCGTTTGCTTACAGTCCTCAAAGTACATCATTTCTAGTCCACCCTTTAAATCGATAAGGGTTAATAAAGTTTCATTTGGTTTGTTATTTAACAGAGTGCTTATGAGAAGCTTCAGAAGGGCTGACTTACCAAACGTAGTTGCACCAGCTACAATAAAATGCCCTTTAGCTAGATCAATGAATACTGTTCCTTCTCTCGTCTCTCCAAGTGGCATATTCCATCCTTTACACTCCTTCCACTTCTCAGAATCAAATTCAACCTTATTTGGCATGTCACTTTCATAAACTTTTACTCTTAGCATTCCATCATAGGACATATCGATTGATTTTCTAATTAGATGTTTTTCTTTGATGATTTTTTGTAGATACTCTGACTTACCTTTCCAAGTTCTAATAGTTCGTAATTTTTTAAAGTTAATATTCTTAATATCCGATAAGCTAATCGAGTACAAGGTTTTCTTATTGTTCAAGCCATCCTCAAACTTAGCGAATTTATCCATGAAGTCATCAAATGACAAGCCTAATGGAATTTGATAAATGTACTCAGCATAGAGCTTATTCTTTTTTCGGTTTAGTGGATCTCGTCTTTTGATGATAATTGATTGACCATCTTTTTTTAATCCATTATTGTCTGCAATTTGTTTTATCTTTTTTGCATCGTCTTCTGACCGTCCATCTTGCTTTAGTTTAGCAACCCCAAAAACGGAAGCTGCCGTAATTCCTGTAGCCAATTCGAGAAGCATATCACCACACCCTTCTGCTTTTTATACGCAGTATAGTCCCTGATTAAACGCATTAGATTGAATAGAGTTGAAGCGTTGATAGAATAACATTTTGAAATTCGTTTAAAAGTTCACCATGCGTACTGAGAAAAGAACTAGCGAATCGACCTTTCATAACGTCTTGCGAAGCGAACTTTTTAGTTATGATAAATGATATGTGGGTCTGATTGTCTAAGATATGTTGTACTTATAATTTTCTATAATTATTTTTCAAATCTATTTGAAAAGGAATGAAACAAGATATGAAGAATAATTATAATAGGTGATAAAACATGAGGTTAAAATCCTGTATCGAGACAATCATTTTACAAAGGGGATATTTAAAAAAGCATATAGCTAAGGAAGTTGGAATAACTCCTGCTCAACTATCTAATTGGATTAAGATGAATAACTTTCCGACAGCAGATAAGCTATTTCTTCTCGCTAAAGTGTTAAATGTTAAGGTGGATGATTTGTATGAGGAAGTTGAAGAATAAAAAAGCCCAATCCAATTAAGGAAAGGGCTTTTTTTGTTATGTATTACTTATGACAATTTAGTCGTACTTACTCATTTTCTATTTCTGAGAAGCTATAGTCGACGAGTTTCCATTCTTCTTTTTTTAAATCCCGAGGATGCCTAGGTTTTTTACCTGTTGCGTCTTGGAAGCATTTTATTTTACCTTGAAATGGTTCTAATAATTTAGCAACCTCCCGCTTTCGTGGCTTTCTTTCCCCTCTAGTCCATGCAACTATGATTAAATCTGCATTATCACAAGCTCTAGCTATGTAGTCATCATTTAGTTCTTCTTTATCTTGTTCTCTGTACTTTAAATTATTAGGATCAGAAGTAGCATAAGCAAATAGATTTACGATTTGTAAACTTCCGTACTCACTATCCTCAAAGTATCGAATAACATTATTAACAGTTTTATCGGAGACTAAAGTGTTTGCCTTACTTGGATTGAGCATAAGAATAGTTATAATTTTTTTCTTTTCATCCCAAGTCCTAGATAAAAAATAACGATACTGTCTTTCTTTGCTATCATATATTGCCCTGGATACAATTGTACTACATTCTTCTTGAATCATTTAAATTCCCCTCTCTAACTCTATAATAATTCTTTCCTGTAAAAAGGGGAAATTCCTCTTTTAAAATATGTAATGTTCATTTTATTTACCTTTGAATTGTACATATCCTTCATATGCAGTAATGTATGTACCACTTACTAATTTGTACATATAGGCTGTATTTACTTTTACTTTATCAACTACTGTGAACACATCACCTTTTTTGACTTTACCTACTTTTGCATTCCAATCAGCTTTGTTGTAGTAATATAGATCATTTACTTTAACTTTTACAGTACCGATTGCTTTATCATCCAATTTAGCAGGAGCTTTAACTGGTGCTGATACTTTAGGTACTTGTTCCTTTTTAGGCTCAGAAACCTTATTATTTGATTGCTTTGGTAGGCATAAGAAGTCTGCAATACCTTCTGCATAAGCTTCAGCCATATCCTTTAGAAAATCATTGTTTTTCAATAGCTTATAGTCTTCAGAGTCGATGTAACAAATCTCAGTCAAACACGCTGGCATATTAGTGTTACGTAATACTGAAAGATTGCCTGATTTATATGGTTGATTACCATGAGCACCTAGACCATGTTTCTTAGCAGCATTCATTGCACGATTATTGATACATTTTTGTAATTCCTTTGTTTTAGATGAAGTAGTTTTGTTATAAATAAATGATTCAAAACCAGTTCCCCCACCTGCATTAACGTGAATAGATAGGAATACATCAGCACCCCACTTATTAGCTTTGACTGCCCGTGCTCCTAGTGAGGCGAACGCTCTGTCTGAGCGTGTACGATTAATTTGAAATCCTGTATAGTTTGTTTTTAGATATGCAATGATATAGTTTGAAAGTTGTAGATTCAACTTAGCTTCCACTAACCCTTCTTTTGCATTAACTGCTCCTGAATCTTTGCTTTCCCCATGTCCTTCATCCAAATAGATTTTCTTTACCATTTGTTGTAACACTCCGTTTCATTTTATTTTTCAATCTTTTTACGAATATCTTTAATTTCTTCTTTCATACCAGAAATAGACTGTTCAATAATTGGAATACAGGTAATCGACTGCTCAATTTTTTGAAGGGTCTCAGTAGTACGATTCAAGTGTGAAATAAGTTTATCCTCACGCTCTTTTGACTCTTTCTCACGTTGTTTTGAGTCTGCCTTTTCTTCTCTTGCTTCTTTTCTAGTTGACATTAAAAGCCAAACGAATAAAATACCAAAGATACCTTCTACACCACCCTTGGTCATTACATCCACAAATAGTTGATCCATTTTAAGCATCTCCTCTCATTTCAGACATAAAAAATAACGCTCAAGGCGTTTGGTATAGGTATTGCTTTATGAATTTAATTGTTCTAGACGAATTAATCTTGCTTCTAATTCATTAATTCTGCTCTCTTTTTCTTCTAACTTCTGACTTAATTCTTGAATAGCAGACCAAGAGTACGTTCCCATTGCATATGCATCAATACCTTCTCCCCTAATGTCAATAACATCCACAGGGGCTTCATCTAAAATTAACCCTACGTGCTTTCTTTCATTATTCAACTCTTCAACAAAACGATATGTACGAATAGGTGTTTCTTTAATTTGCTGTAATGCTGTCTTAACTGAGCCATCAGGATACTCTGTACCATTAAAAGTTTTGATATTTTTCTTACGCTCACGCACAGAATTATAAGTAATATTTGAAGCATAAATAGGAATGTATGCACTATCAGAAGCATTCTTAAAATCTACACGAGCTGTTCCATTATCTACTTTCACTCGACATACATCCGTTTTAAAGATAATTTCATCCGAATCAGAAGCAATAACCATATTACTGCCCGTTGCTGACTCAGTTCCCATGAAACCTTTACGCAATCCACCATATGAAAATTCAATAAATGCTTGATTATTTCCATTGAGTTTAACCATACCAGCATTGCTATTAAGACTCAGGTTTCCATTTAATGTAGTAACCCCGTTACTTGTAAGATTGCCAATAGTGACAATATCTTGTGCTGTTAAATTTCCAAATCCACTATCAGGTTGATTTCTTAGATGAAATGTTGCTGAATCCTTCGCACCTTTTAGCACTGCATTTCCTAGTTGTAAGCCATAGTTAGTGTTGTACTTCTTCATAACAACATCAAACAAGTTATTCATAACAAACGTGTAAGCTGGCGTATGATCCATTGCAATATAGGTATCATCATTTACGCCTATACGCATACGGTCAAGTGAACCTGCTGGCGTTGTATCAATCTTTGCATCTCTACTACCAAATCGAATTGTGTTACCACGTAAAGCAGTAAATGTACCTGCTGTAATATTTGGAGCAATTAAAGTTGTACCATCACCAAGAGAGACTTTTTCTGTAACTGCGTCAACGACAAATGAACCATTACCAACGTTAAGTCCTTTTAACGATTTAATATGGTCTGCTGTAAGTGTTTTAGTTAAGATATTCCCACCATGAATGACAGTAGTAGAAATAGGTTTAAATGTACTTGCTTTAATTGTGTCAGCTTCTACACATTCAAACTGTAAGCAATCATAGTAAACTGGAACATTTGGAGTATAGTTATAGAGAATTACGTTACAAGCTGTAACACCTGCTGGAACTGTGATTTTAGTTTCATGTCTTACCCATCCATCAGCACCAGTTATATCCTTAATACCTGCTCTAACTGTATCTTGGTTATTGTTCATACGAACTCCACCACGAATACGAGCAGGAGTATTTAAGCTTGGATTGTAAGCGTAGAATGAGAAAATGTATGTAGCACTCACTTGTAAAGGAATGTTGTAAGTGTACGATTGAGGTGAAAGATAAATCCAACCTTCACCGTCTGCTGTTGTTTCCAATACGAATGATTTTGCACCATCTAAAGAATATAGATTTGTAATAGCCTTTTGACTTAATCCAGTAAATCCATATCCCATATCACTAGGAATTGTTCCTAAATCAAATTGCTCAAATGAATCATAACGTGCTGGCATCATATTAGGACTACCGATAGGAATGTATGTAGCAACACCCTTCATGTCTATTTTAGATGCATTAATTGTAACTGTCTCAGGTGTTTGATTAATTTCACTTATTACAGCATTCTTAGAAACCTTAGAACTAATTTGCCCTGCTTGTTGCGTAATGGTAGATGAGTTAATATCTACATTCTTCTTTAATTCATCGAATGTAGCTGATTCAACTTTAGATGTGATTGCAGTATTTAATTGTTCAATGCTACTTTCAGAAGTTGTAACACGATCATCAATAGCATCGACTTCATCTACAATTCCATCTACAGTATTTAATAATGCAGGGTCTAAATCACCAACTGATAATGCTTGCTTTTCCCATGTTGTACCATTATAGGTATACCAAAGTGGAGGTGATACCGTTGAATCAATGTACATAGTACCCTTTATTGGATTTTCTGGACGTTCACCATTTATAATTGCGTCATTTAAATCGATAATTGTAACCTGACCAATTGCAACTACTTTTCCATCAACAGTTACTTCACATTGGAATATAGCTCTACTGCTGACTTCTTTACTTGTAATTGTCACAAGTCTACCAATATCTGTTCCAATCCATGTACTATCTTGTGTTCCATCACCATTAAACTTTTTCCAATTGAACGCTGCTTCTTGAAGAGTTGTAGTGATATCGTCTGTACCTTTATAAACTACTGCTACAAGTTGAGTATTAATTATTCCATTTTTAAATGTACTTCCTTTAGTTGAAAAGACATCACATTTATAGACAATATTATCTTTTACTTCGTCTAGTTCTTTTGCTGTGCCATGTGCTAAATCGTAGGCTTCACTCCACTCTTTTTCTTTGAGTTGAAGTTTTTTCTGTGCCTTCTCTACTGCTTCAATAGCTGTAACTTGACGCACAACAAATTCACCAAGTACAATTCCACCCTTAGTGTTATCAGTTTGACTTATTTCTTTTTCGAGAATACGAGCTTCTAAGAATTGCTTTTCTTTGCCCGATGTATCTTTTACATTAACAGTATCGCCAACTTCAACGTACATGTGATTGTAACCATCGAATTGTTCAAGCATAATTACAGAAGCTTCATATGTAACTTTTGGTTTGTTTACTTTTTGTAGATAAGCTAATGCATTATTGTAAAGTTCAACAGGGTTAGTTGCTGTTTGATCGATAAAGCTATCTTCAATATGTTTAACACCATTACCAGATTGTTCTAACGTATCATTATCAACTAATCTATTTCCGATAATTTCAAAACCGTCTGGTGGTGTAACCTTTGCATCTTTCAATAAGATTGCATTACCATTGCCATTTTTATTAGAAGCTTTAACTACTAAAGCTGTAACAATTGGATTACCTTCAGTTGTTTTAGTAAGTCCTTCAAGATTCTGTTCATATTGAATTGTTACACCTGTTTTTTGTCCAATTTTATCTTTGATATTAATAAACTTATTCTTAGGCTGTACATTATCCCATTCAATCTTAAATTCTACTTCTGCATCAAAATCAGAAATTGTATCAAGAATTGCTGCATTCGCTCTTGGTAAATCTGTAAATGATGTGGTGATACTTCCACTGTAATAACATTCACCTAGTTTCCATGTCGTGTCAGTTGCACAAAAATCAATGATTGTTTCTAAGCTAGTTGCAGTAAATTCCTTATCTTCAATTACTTTGCTGAACAAGTCACCGACTGCTGCTAATTCACATTTAATTGTAGCAGTCATACTTTCTCCATTTTCTTCAATACCTGTTGTAATTCTGAATAGTTCACGATTCTTTTTAGCATCCACATAAACAATAAAGTTCCCAATAGTTAAAAGGAAACTTTTCTTATGGTGAGATGGAACATCAAACTCTAGATATTTAGCACCGTCAACTAATGTCGATTTCATAATATCTCTAAGGATCGGACATCCTTCAGGAAAATTATTGTCTAGAATACCAATCGTATTATAGTTTCTATCTAATATGTACCACATTAATTATTATAACCACCTCTCTGTAAATCGCACTTTGCCACCACTGAAAATAGATGGGTCTGATACAGTCACCCCACTTACACCTTTAGGTATTATTAGTGGCTCTGAGCCTATGTAAAGCTTATTTGAAGCATCCATTCCATTACGTAGGATTTCACCTGTTTCACAATTGATATAAAGTCTGTCATTTTTCTTAAACAAATAATCGACTTTGTTATCAGCTTTAGGAAGATATTCTTCAATCATTATGTTACCAATCCACATTGAATCAACAGGTGGATCATTGCTGTATGCACCAAAATGAATTTGAAGTTTAGCTACTTTTGTACCAAATTTATTCCATGTATCTGTGATTGATTTATAATCTCTAGCAACGTAATCATTCATTTCATCAAGTTTGGCGATAAAGGTATGCCATTGTCTTCCTCTGCGTCCCATTTTGATATGTCCATGAAAATTGCTGAATACACCTTTCTTTGCACCATAAGTGTACTCAGTGCCTTTAGTAAAGCCATCAGGTGCTCTTAATCGTGTTTCAAAAATTGGATTATCTCGTTTATCATCGATATCTTTCATAGCAAGCTTACCAAGTTTACGGTTTTCCTTGTCTAAAAGATAAATCTCAATTCTACCCTTCTGTTTCTTATCAGTTGCTTTGAATCCTATCTCTACTTCAATCTCAAAATCTTGAATTTCGTGTTCTAACGAGTAAACCATACTAGAACCATGCCATAATCCACTTGCTGTACCATAATCTCTTTTACCATCTGTTGCACCTTGCTCAAATGTGTAACCATTAGATTGAATGGCTGCACCTCTGATTTGACCACCATCTACAGTCCAATCCGTTACATTTAACCAATTTTGCGTAGTACTGCAATTGTCATTCATAATCGTTGGTGATAAATCAACTACTTGTTTTTCTGTTGGGTCAAACGGTTCACCAAAATAACAATATTTATCAGATGTTGCAATAAAGAAATCTGTAACATTTTTAGCCATTGTTACATCGATAATAGGTGAAGTTTCCATGTTCCCTAAGTTAATAAGAGGTGTTGATTCTTTAGTTAAATCCAAGTTTATTTCTTGGGTTGTTCCATATCCATGTGGTTTATGACAAACAAAGTTAACTGTACCTCTTCCTAATTCTCTAAATTGAGTAAAGTCTGTACCACCTTCGAGAATTGCGTAATATGTAACATTTGGTCTTTCTGAGAAGATGATTGGTTGCGGTGTTTTAGAATATAACCATTCAGCCATTTTTGCACATGTTTCTTGATATTCGTCTTTAGTTGGGGCAATCAAAGCTAAATCAACTGGAATTGTACGAGAGTCAAACTTTTGATTAGCAAATAATTTACCACTTTTCATAGGAACTTCTTTAGTTGCTACAATCGATGGTGCTAATGGTGGTAAGTCAACTTTCTCGACAATTAAAAAAGAGGGAGTCGGAACTCCCCCGAAACTTATAATCTTACTTTCCATTAAATTAGACCTCCTGTTAGTTTAATACCTTTAGGACGGTTAGCTTTCTCCATATCCTCTTTCATTAGTTTCTTTAGATTCTCATATGCCAACTTCATGCTTTCCATATCTGGACTACCTGTGTATGTAAAGTTGATAGTAGGACTATAATTGATCGTTGGTTGTTGCTGTGCAGAAGATGGGTTATTAGTCGTGTTGTTATTGATGACATTGTTAGAGACATTAGTAGTCTTAGGCACTTTAGGAATAGGACTGTATGCACCTAGTCTTTCCGACACTTCTGCAAGTAAGGCTAAGTTTTTATTTCTGTAACGTGGCTCAGTAGTTAATACATACTCGTCATATCCATTTTCACCTAATTGAGCTACTTGATGGTCAGTAATTTTACCACCTGTTGCATATCCACCAAGACCTTGTTTCTTGAATCTGTTGTAGTTAGCTTGAACAATACGTACATAGTTTTGTGTTTCTCTAAATGGAGGAATACCGCCATATTTACGCACGTTACCGTAACCAGCATTATATGAAGCTAATGCTAGTGCAAGGTTTCCATGATTCAATCTCAACATATCTTTGATGTAACGTGTTCCACCCATGATGTTTTGGTAAGGATCACGAGGATTTCTTACACCCATTGAACGAGCGGTAGCAGGCATTAATTGCATTAAACCTGTTGCGCCAACACCACTTCGAGCATTAGGATTGAACTTAGACTCCTGTTGAATGATACCAGCAATTAAAGCAGGACTAACACCATATTTCTTACCTGCTGCGTTGATAATAGAAGAGAATTGTCCTTTGTAGTTACCTCCACCAGAATAACCGCTATCACCACCAGCTTTACCTTGGAGATATTTCAATGGGTCAATGTAACTTCCATTACGCTTTATCTTCAAGTCAAGGTGATTACCTGTCGAGAATCCTGTTGAACCTACCAATCCAATAACCTGACCTTCTGAAACCTTTTGACCTATTTTTAAATTTGGTGGTCTTAACATGTGGATATATGATAGTAAATCGCTACCTGATTGAATACGCACACCGTTACCTGCTGTACTTGAACCAGCTATAACTTGCTTGACAATTCCTGATGTTAAGCTCTTAATTGGCGTGGAAGCTGGTGCGGCTAAATCAAGTCCAAAGTGCTTACCTCCAGCATGGATTTTATCGTGTTTATTGCCTCCAGGCGTAAAATGAGTGGAAATTCTAAATGGTTTAGATAGGTAATATCCACCGATACCAGTAAATGAACCATCTCCACCGCCACCGAATGCACCAAGAAAATCATCAATCAATCCTTGAACACTGTCTATTGCAATGTCTCTCATAAGCCCTAATGGACTACCTGAGATTTTATTGAACCAATCAGGAATTAACTTATCAGTAGCACCAATCTTTTCCATTCCACTATCCCATAAGTGCTCTGCACCTTTCATTGCCATATCAAAGACATTATCCTTCGTACCTTCTTTATAAGCAGGCATCTTTCCACCAAATCCATAACGTTTAAGTAGATTCTTAGTGTGATGGTGAGGTAATACAGATGTACCTTTAGGTAAATCTAAGACTTGCTCTCCACCTACACCTACTAGTCCTACTCCACGCCCAGGAATATAGGCAAGTTCTTCACCGACTTCACCGACTCTAGCTAAACCACCTGGATGTGAACCATTTGGTGTACCAATTGCATATTGTTTCTCAGTTGCTCCACCTTTAGTTACTGTACCACCTGAACGTTTACCAGTATCCTTTTTGAATTTAGTTGAGCCTGTTGATTTCTTTTTCTTAGGGTCTTTTCCGAAGAATTCTAAGATGTTATTGTAGACTGCATGAACCTTATCGTACATGTCGTCCCACCCTGTACGTACTTCGCCTGTTTCCCAATTTACAGCGTCAATGTGTCCTTGTGCTTGCTTTTGCGCTTCTTCTACAACACTCTCATGCATTTGTTCAGCTTTACGAACGGTTTGATCACGTTGTTCTTTAGCATTTGCAATAGAACGTCTTGCTTGTTCTGCTGTAACAGTACCAGTTACATCACGTAGATATTCGTACTTTTTCTTTTGTTTCTGATACTGTTCATCGGCTTGTTTAACAGTCTTATCACGTTGAGTTGCAGATGATTTAACAACATTCGCTGCTTGTTCTGCTGATAATTTAGAAGCTTCATTTTTCAAACGTCCTAGAATCATCTTTTGTTCAGCTTCAGATTTACTTAAAGTTTGAACCGCCATCGTCCTCATATTCTCACGAATACCGTTTACTGTGCGTTTCTCAGACTCAGTTAAATCACGTTTCTCTTTTGATGCTCTGTTTTCAATTTCAGATACTTTTCTCACATATTCTTCAAGACGCATCTTTTTATTTGCATGGTCATCATCCATTTTCTTTAAAGCTAGTTCTTTTTCTTCGTCAGATAATGCGCCATTTGTTGCAAATAAAGCTTTAGTCTTTTCAATACGTTTTGCATGGTCAGTGTCCATTGAAGTTTGAATTTTAGCAGCCATTGCTTCATATTGAGAGATTTGTTTTTTCGCAAACTCGTCTGTAACTATTCCACCTCTTGCAGACAAGTTAACCATTGAAGCATAAGCTTTGTTGTCCATATCCATGTAGGCTTGAACAGCTTTCTTAGTTCCTTCTGAAATCTTATCTGAGTTTAATCCAGTATCAATAGCTGATTTATTCATTTGGTCACGGAACTCACGAATACTACCTACAAGTTCAATGAATTGTCCCTGAACGGGAGTTAATTTAATAGCTAACCCTAACAATGGATGGTCTTTCATTAAGTCTTTTAAGGCGTACCAATTCTTATAAACTAGTGCTCCTTCTACCCCAACAGCAGCAATTGCTAATGCTGTTAAACCAATTGGATTAGATAATAAAGCAAATGCACTACCAATTCCACCAATACCGCCAATCATACCAGCGATACCAACACCAGCACCTACAAATCCTGCAACAGCGATTGAAGCGTCTTGTACAGAAGGTGACATTTTATCAAATGCAGTTGTAACATTTTTAATACCTGTTTCGATTTTAGGCATCCAACGATCAGCGATATCTAATAATCTAGTTCCCAATGGAGCAATTGCAGACATAAATTCACGGAAAGCAGCCTTAGCACGTTGTCCTACGGATTCGGTTGATGCAGAAGCTCTTTGCATACTCCCATCTACACCTTTAATCTTTCCGTCAATGTTTCCAAGGGCGAACATGGAATCCTTTTCTAAATCCTCCCATTTCGTTCCGTATAGCGAAACTCCCAAACTATTAGCGTCCACTTGGTTATCCATATTCTTTAAGTCATTAATAACAGCATTATGTACGTCTTTTACAGATGCTTTACCATCTTTGAACTCTTTCCAAAGTTTCTTAGTGCCTTTACTTAAACCATCAAATGCACCGTATGTAGCTTTAGATTCATCTTTAATACGAATCTGAAACTCTTTCATTGCATCATTTATGTAATCGAGGTTGTAAACACCACTTTCAGTACCCTTTTGTAACAGTTGGAAATATTCGTCAGCACTAAAGCCCATTTTCTTATAGAGTGGAGCATATTCTGAGAGATTATCGAACATTTCATTGGAGAAATTTAAGCCGTTTTGTGCTCCCCATGCCATTAAATCGAATGCATGTTTAGAGTCTGTACCGAACCCTTTCATTACATTTCCACCAGCACGAGTGACTTCATTTACATCTGATTCAAAAACATCAGCTAATACTAAAGCATCTTGTGTTACTTGTTTCAATTCATCATTGTTCAAATCTTTAATATTTTGTCTAGTTCGAACGAGTCCATCACGAACCTCGCCCATGTTTTCACCGAAGCCCTTTTTCCATAAATCTGTAGTAATCTTGTTTAACTCTTTCGTGTCTTTAGCTGTAAGACCTAATTGTGATTGGATACGTTTTTGAGAACTGTCAATATCAACAGCAGCCTTTACAGATGCAGCACCACCAGCCGCAAGTCCTGCAACCATACCAGCTTTCATTGATGAATGAATGTCACCTGCACGTTCTTTAAACTCGTCTAACTTTCCACCAGCAATATGTACTTCACGTCCAAATAATCTAAATGTCCCTTTCGAGTCATCTATTTTATGATTTAGACTGTTCAAAGTTCTTTCTGTTTTGTTCATCTTTCCGATATATTCATTTAACTGAATGTACGCTTCTTTTGTTTCTTTAGCATCTTCACCTTTTTCTCTGGCTGATGCTTCATACTTACGTCTTAATGCTTGAACTGCTTTCTCTTCAAGCTTTAATTGCTTTTCCATATGCATAGATTGTTGAAATAAATCTTCTGATTTAGAACCCATCTTAGACATACTAGCAGACGTTTTACCATATTCACTTGCTAAGACTCTTAAATCTTGTTCAATGCCATCTAGTGAATCTTTAGCTTCCTTAGATGCTTTGTTAAATTCGCTACCTTGTTCTTTTATCTTAACCTTTACACCATCTAATGCTGTTTCGGTTTTCTTCATTGTTTGGATAGACTGGTTATAAGCTATTAAAGCGTCTTTCGTTGCTCTATTATCTTCACCCTTCTCAATTTTTAAAGTTTCATATTTTCTCTTTAGTTGCTCAGAAACTTTACCTTGCAATTCTAAAGTCTTATTTAATTTCTCTGATTCTTGTTTTAAATCATTGATCCCATCAGTTGTTTTATCATACTGACTATTTAAAACTTTTAAATCCTGTTCAATACCTTTAATTGCTTTGTCTGCTTCTTTTGAAACTTCGGCATAAGCACTACCTTGTTCCTTAATTTTTCCGTTTAGGTTTTGTAAGCCCATTTCAGTCTTTTTCATTTGAGCTACTTGACGATTATATCTAGTTAATAATTTCTGTGTCTCCGCATCATCTTCACCTTTTGTGCGAACTAAATCAGCATACTCTTCTTCCATTTGTTTAACAGTAAGTTTTTGTACTTCTAATTTCTTAGTTGTTGCATCTGCAACTTCTTTCATTGCATCTAAATTTTGTTCAAACTTTTTAATACCTGCTTTAGCTTTAGCAATTTCACTATCATAAATTTTTGTAACACGACTTAATTTTGCAAAGTCTGTTGTTGCTGAACCAAGTCCTTCTAAATCAAGCTTGAACTTCATTGAAGCCATATTGCCCATATCCATATGCTGTGTTCACCTCCCTCTTTTTTTATCACCAACCAGGAATTTCATCTAAGAAACCTTGTCTTGGTTTAGTTTCTTGTTTCTTGTTTCCTGTTGAGTTATTTTTCTCATTTTCTTTTGCTTGTTTAACTTGTTTGCGTACTAATTTGAATAAGTGATGAATGTCCATCTGATCAATTTCATGTGGCTTTAAACCTTGAGTGTTCAACATGTAATTGTAGAAATCGTCAAGCTTCTCCGCCTCCGTCCGAGGGTGTGGCATCATCACCCGTTTCTTTAGTCATTTCTTCTAACTCTTCATCTGATAATTCCATTTGTGAAGGGAATCCTTTTACAATAGCTAAAAACTCTGCAATTTTTACACGGAAATCATAAGAACTTAGCCCAGAATAAAACTCATCTACTGTAAACTGTTTATCAAAAGCTTCTACAATAAGGACAATCAAATCATCTAGTGCATCAAAAGGTACTTCTTCATGCAAATAATCGTGTTTTTCGTGTAAAGGTAGAAATTTTCTGTAAGTCATTCCTGAAATAAAAGGTTCGTGCATTTGCTTGTACTTTCCATTAATTCGTAATTTTAAATCCATCATTTTTTAAGTTCCTCCAATATTTTTTGGTTAATTTAATAGAAAAAAAGGGAGTACCCACTATAAATACTCCCATAGGGTATATTTCGATTAAACAGTTGGTGCTTCAGTTGATTCAACTGGCTTATAAACTTCATCGAACCAGTCAAGAATAACCTCTTGGTTAATTCCTTCATCATTACTATGTACAGACACTTTCTTTTCACCATCAGATAAACGGTTAACAAATTGACCTGTTACTGATTGGTTTTTGATCTCTACAGATTCACCTTTAGTTTGGAATTCTTGAGATGGAACAGTAAGTTTTCCTTTGTACATCCAGTTCATTAATTTACCGCCATCGATAGACTCAGACTCGAATCCTAAAGCGATATATGGAGATTTACCTTTTGTTGCTTCAAGTAATACGCCATTAGCATCGATACGGTAGCCAAATAATTCTGCTGCTGCTTCTTTAGTGATTGCGTCCACTTGTAATTCCATTTCTAATACACCAGTACTTGTTACAGTTGCTACAGGAACATCATCTACGTGTACAGTTTGTGAACTAGCATTTGGATTTAATGTTGCTTGCATTGCTCCTGCGAAATATTTAGGTGTTCCATAAGTTGTTTCAGCTTTACGTACATCTCCTTGCATGATTGCATAGTGAATATTTTTGAAACCGACTGTCATTTTATCTGCTGACATTAATAATTCCTTCTTTCCTTAGTTTAGTTTTTTTGTGTATAGGAAAAGCGCATCCCGTGACGGAACAACTCAGTGTCCTCTTCATAGTCGTGGAATACGCTTCTTCTAATAAATCCATTTTTAGTTAATTTCTTTTGTACTTCTTTTCCAAGTGAGAATGCATCAATTTTTGAAAACACGTCCACTTGAATGTAATGTGTTGTTATTGATTCTTCATCGTTTATGAATCGTGTAGCGCCTTCATCATATTGAAAATAAGTTATGTACGTATCAGGTGGGTCAATTACTCTAATAACACCTGTCGTTACTTCAAATGACTCTAACAATTCTTCAATTAAATCGTAAATCATATTTTCTTCAACTCTCTTACATAAACGTTGTACATAGCTTGTTGAATTTCTTTTTTCTTTGCATTAAACGCTGGTTCAAAGAATGGTTGAGCTTTCATTTTGCTTGTTCCCCACTCATGATATTTCATGTACCAATGGTCAGGAATAAAACCAACAGCAATTTTACCTTCTACTACTGCTGAAATAATGACACGATCAGCAGCATGTTTGCCACCGCCTTTTGAACGTGGTGCTCTACGCTTAACTTCATCACGTAGGATTTCCGCACCAGCTTCTAAAGCCATTTCACTAATTCTAGTACTCTTCATTACTGCTTCAATTTTTTTAATCTTGGTTGCCATTTCTTTTAATCCAGTTACTTCTAACGGCATTACAATTTACCACTATGAGCTTGACATTTTAATTCAATCGTATCACCTTTTTCATACGTGCGTATGATTCTGTACGTTTTAGAATTAAACTCAACATATTCTTGGGCATTGTAATCTAAGGTGTGCATTTCCAACATTAATTCAAGTGTGAAACCAGTTTGAGAAGCAAGATAAAACTCTTGAGTACCAACGCTTTTCTTGTTTACGAAAACCATTTGCTTACTAGTGATTACTTTGTTTTGAACACCATTCGTCTTCTTGATTTCAGTTGTTAATAGATGAGCGATATCACGATGAAGCATTATAATCACCTGCTAAAGATAGATGATTACGTAATGATTCAAATGAAGCTCTAAACCTGTCTGCATCAGTATTATCAAAGCCAAATTCAGCTTTGCAATATACTGTTACAGCACGGATAATCAATGGATCACTCTCATCTAATTTTTTAATACCTGACAACTGTAATTCCATTAATGCTGCGTCAATTAAGTCTTGAATATCTTCGTCTAATGCAGTGTGAGAAATTCTTAAACTCTTTCTCACCTTTTCAATCATCTAATCACCTACTCTCAATGGCTTCTAATGCTTTTTGTTTACCTTTAACTCTTTCACCATTAGCTAGTTCATACCAGCCACCACCCACATGTTTAAATGGCGGTTTATCTGCTGTTTCTTTTTGCTTAGTTTCAACTACAGTTTCAATTTCTTTCACTTCTTTATCAACAAAGCCTAAATCACCTAGATAGGCGACTCTTTCAGAATCCTCAGAACTGTAAGAGCCACCAATTCCATAGTGACGACCTGTATCTTTGTCTTTAAAAGCTTTCAATACAGTCGATTTATAAATCATTAACTATCAATCCTTTATAATTTATTAACTATTAAGCTGTTGGAGCTTTCTTCACACGTAAGAAACCGTTGTGAGCTACTACGTTACCACCAACAAATACAGAACCACGGTGAGCAATCATACCTTGTTTGAATTTGAAGTCATTAGAACGTTGAATGTCAGTTCCAGAGAATGTTACAAGCTCATAGTTTTGTAGTACACCCTAAGCCATAGCATAAGCACCAGCAGGAGTACCAGCAGCAGAAACAGGAGCACATACAGAGTTGATGATGTAAGGAACGCCATCGATTGTACCAGTGTTACCTTGAGATTTAACTTCGTACACTTTCTTGTCTTGACCATCACGTAACATAGCGAATGCTTTTAAGTCTGCTTTAGAAAGAATAAGTGTTGCAACAGCTTCAACATCCTCTTTGTTACCATAAGAGAAGATAATTTCATCTAAAGTGTCAGCAGTGATTGCAGAGATTGCTAAATCAGTAGCAGGGTCAATAGCTTTAGCTTGGTTAGAGAAGATACCTGTTAAATGTCCAACAGCACCATTACCAACTAGAATTTCTTTTGTAATTGTTTGACGTAATGCTTTACCTACACCATTAATAACTAATCCTTCATAGTTTGCAGCAGGTAACTTTTGAACTTCTTCTGTTACTTCGCTGTAAGCAGTGATTTTAGTTTTACCGATTGTTGCATAATCAGTTTCTACTTCAACTTCTACATAGTTACCTTGCTCATCAGTGTATCCACCTTCACCATGAGAAACTTCATATGGTTGTTGGAATGATTCTCCACCAGTCATAGGTGTAAGTTTTACACGATCAAGTAAAGTTGAAATTTGATTGAATGTACCATTGATAGAAGCTGAAGTGTGTTTAGGTAATACTAAATCTCCACTTGCTACAGTAATAGCACGGTCTTCTTTAAGGTCTTTTGCACGTTTTTCTACGTCTGCTTGCTCACGAGTTTCTTGGTGTTCTTGTGTGTTAAATGATTCAATTGTACGAACTTCTTCTTTCACGTTTAATTCACCAGCTTCCTTTAATAGTCGAGCACGTTTTTCATGCTTCGCTTTGTCTTGTGCTAATTCACGCATTTCATTTTCTAATGCGTCTACATCAATGTCTGTTTCTCCTTCTAATAGTGCTTGAATTTCTGCTGAACGAACTTCGATTTCTTTTAATGTTTTCATAATTTTATTTAACTCCCTTTAATTGAAATATTTTAGTTTTAGTAATAGCTTTTTCCGTTTTAATTCGTCTTGATTATTTTTAAATTCTTTTGCTTTGAATTCATCATAACTTCTACATGCAACTTGACTAGATTCATATGCAGGTCTATTTGTTAATGTAACTTCGACTAACTCAATCTCTTTGAGATAACGTAAATCTGTTCCATCTGATAACCTAACAATTTCATCTTGAATGCAATAGAAACCGAATGAACAGTTTTCTAATAGTCCATCTTTTACAAGGTGATAAACGTCTTTGGCATATGAGATTTCAGGATTAATTTTTAAACTGAACTTCAAACCAATATCATCTGCGTGTAATTGAAGTGATCCTGAATGTGTAGAGCCTAATCTAAGCTCATCATCATGATTCTTTAATGCGTAAATATTATGTCCATCTGCTAATGTTCGGTCGAAGGCACCTTTCTGTACTTCCTCATAAAAAGAACCGAGATAATATGACCGATTATTAAATTTGTTTATGTAACCTTCTAAAATGTAATCATCATTACCAGTTGCACGAACTTCTAGGCTTGTTACATCAATCTGTCTGTTCTCCAACTGCTTTTCCTTCTGTTGATTGTTCATCTGTTTGTTTTGGTTCATCTCCTTTGTCAACATTTTCACCACCTTTCGATGATTCATCTGTAGTAGTGTTTCCACCGTCAACTATTGTGTCTAATCTACGTAGTGGTAAGTCTCCACCTTCAATTGGTGCAAGATTTAATACTCTACGCCATTCGTTAGGAACCATTGCACGTCTATCAACTAGTTGAACAAGAGCAAGCTTAGTTTGCATTGACGCATATTGTAACGAAGAAGCTTCAAAGATAATTTTGTTTCCATATCCCCTTTCAGTTCTAGAGAATATCTTACGTGTAAACTCTTCACTCAATTGTCTTGCGATAGGCTCAATTTCAGACTCATAAAAAGCGTTCCATTCATCTTCGTTGTACTTAGATTGAACAATCTTTTCATTGATGTTAAAGAATGAATAAATTCGTTGAATAGTTCTGTCCATTTGCTCTGCATTTGGTACAAAGTTATCTGCTTTAACTTGAATAGCATCGAATTTACTATCGACACCAGCAGCACCACCTGTATTTTCGATATTAAGATAACTATTAGTAAAATCATCTACTTGTTTCTTCATATCTTCTGGTCTAATGTTTGCTGTGAACTTTAGAATCCATTTGATTACTGCACTATTCTTAATTGCTTGAACAATACCTTGATCTGTTGTGTTTACAATTTCCATTAACGGTGCTAATGCGTTTGCAGGTGATTCGCCAAACAAATCACTAGAATGAAAGTCCTTTCTTAGATGGATAACGTCTGTATATGGAATTGTTTTAGATTTACCATTAGCAAAATAAAACTTTAAGAATAAATCGCCTTCACGACCTTCTAAAGCTTCAACAGAAACACAATTTAAATGGTAAATTTCATATGGTACATTGGTGTATGGGTCACGCTTCATGTAGGCAAATGCATTATGGTTAAGTTCTAGTTGAGTTGCCATTTTTTCTTGAAGCATTTGACCTGTCATTAATGGATTTGGTTCTTCTAATAGAAAACGAATAGTGACATTAGGGTTTTCTTTAAAATCAGTTACACTATCTCGAATATGTTTAGCAATCAACTTCCCTATTGCTCTTGCTTTAGGACGAATACAAGAACGAACAATATCAGAAGCGTACAAGTCACCTCCCCATGCAAAGAATCCATTACTTTGATCACTAATCATTTCAAATCGTTGTACTGTCTTTGTGTCAGGTTGTTTATTGCCAAACATCCAGCCGAATAATCCCAAATTCTCACCTCCTTCTCTAAATCATGTTCATGTATTCATTTTTCTTTTCTTGAAGTACTACATAAGCATTCAATAATGCTGCTGTTCCATCGATACGTCTACGTTGATTCTTTGTTTTATTAGGTTGAATCGATAAGTTCTTATCAATATCAATTGCAGTATTACTTAAACACCATCTAGTTATAGGATTGTTTTGATAAATGATTTTCTTAGACTCTAATTCTGCTCCAAGTGATTTCATAGGTTGTGATAATGTTTGTTTGCCTTGAGCAACAGGTAACATTGCAGGTTCTCCAAAATTATCTTTCATTTCTTCAACCCAGTACTTTGCAGACCATCTATCATAGCCAATCCAAGATAGATAAATGTCGTGTTTTTCTTGCATTTCCAAGAACCATTGTGTTACAAACTTAGGGTGAATTTCTCGCCCAGGAGTTGTACGTAATAATTCCATATCCTTCCAAGAATTATAAGGTATCTTATCCTCTTTGGAACGCTGTTCTAGTAAGTCCTCTGGAAGCCAATACATATGTTCAACATAAACATTGTCATCGTCAGGAAGCATAAAAATAACCGATGCTGATGTTAGATCGGTTGTCTCTGATAAATCTGTACCTCCAATTCCATAACGAGGTTTCAGTTCATCGATATTAAATTTCTTCTCATTGTAAACTTGTTCATATGTTAACCATGCTTCAGTCGATGTTTCACGAATATTGAAGTCTTTAGTTAACAAGTTCTTTACTAATAAAGGATTCTTCTTTGCTTTCTTAACTTTAGCTATCAATTGGTCAGTCTTTTTGATTGTTCCAAGCCCAGGATTTGCTTTCTTGAATACTGTGTAATCGTCACTTAACCATTCATCACGCTTATCTAATTCATAAACAATAGGAAGCACACGAGAACGCTCTGCATCTACATCATCGTAATCACCAATAATCAATTCGATTTCTTCATACTTAATATCAAAGATATTCTCACGAACTGTTCCCATTGTAGATGTGATAATTGATAAAGGTTGTTCACGAGCTGACATACCATCCACAATTACGTCATAAAGGTTCTTATCTTCAATCGCATGAAGTTCATCTATGAGCGAAGCAGAAATATTAAGTCCGTCCAGTGTATTTGAATCACTTGATAAAGGTTTAAATGTAGAATCAGTAGCATCTGAAATTAATTCGCCTACTAATGTTCTAATACGCTTCTTTAATGCTGGTGATTTATTAACCATACGCTTTGATTCTTGCCAAACAATTTTAGCTTGATCTTTTTTAGTTGCAGCACTAACAACTTCTGCTCCTGCTTCTCCATCTGCAATTAACATATAGAGTCCTACAGCACTAGCCCAAGCTGATTTGCCGTTTTTTCTCGCCACCAATAAAATAAATTCCTGCCACCAACGAACATCATCAATTTTATGTATGCATCCGAATACAGCAGCAGTCATTGCCTTTTGCCATAATTCTAAGATGAACGGTTTACCGCCTAGTTTACCTTTTGAGTGTTTACAGAAGTTCTCAATGAACTCAATTGCATGATTTGCTTTAGAGGTTCTATATTCCCACTCACACATATCATCGTTCATACTTTCAACAAGCATTTTGTAAACACGTCTTACTTTATTCGATACAATTTCTTCACCACTGTCTATCTTGTTCCAATATTCAATGATTGGATTATAAGAAAACGGATACTTCTTCATTTGTTCTGCACAAAGGCTTCAAATCCATCGTCTTCCTTCTTGATTACTTCTTTCGGAAGCATAGCAAACAATTCTTTCATAACAGTAGTGTATCTTTGAATGGTTGAGTTATAAGATTTCAATGCAGGTGATTCGCGTAAGATTGAATAGTCGCCTTGTTGCATATTATCAAGTACACCATTCTCATTAATGTCTTGTTTTAAGTCGTGAAGGGTTGCTCTCATAAATGCTGCTTCTTGAATCAATCCATCTACACTTGATTTTCTATTCTTATCAAGCTCTCTGAAAATTTTGTTTAATCTCGCTACTTCCTTCTTAATCATTGCTTCTTTTGGTGATAATTCATTACTCGCCATTATTGTGCGCTCCTTTCTTCAAAAATTAGGGGGGTGGGGTTATATGGAAATTACCTGCGTATTACGTTAAGGCTCATCATCGGTCTCTAGGCTATTCATTATTTTACTTTTGATAGGGGGGCTATGGACTATTCCCACCACGGCTTGACATCTTTAATTTTAATCAGCTCACCATTCTCATCAAACTTCAATCCATACTGAACTACACCATGTTGTTCATGATGTTCTCTGTTGTGACATTCTTGACACAAATATTCTAATAAATCGTGATTTAATGATATCTCTGGATCGTTAATATTCTCAGGTGTTAGATAAACTGTATGATGCAGTATCTTACCTATCTCACCACATCTCTCACATAAGTTAAAAACTGATACAATATAAGACTTTCTACATTTCTTCCATGCACTTGAATTGTAAAAAGGTTTAGCCCATTCCTTTGCCATCAGGTTCTACTCCATTAACTGTATCTAATATATCTTGAATATATCCATCAGCTTCTTCTTGACCAATCATCCCCATCGTAACCCATGACTGTATTCTATCCACTGTTGCTTGAACTGTTGGATCTAAGTTCTTATACTCTTCTTGCGTCATAACCTATCTACCCCTTTTATCATTTATTTACTTAACTACTCGTTTCATTTTGCAAATTATTATTTAGCACATATATTAGTTTGCACATTATAGGTATAATAAAAAGCACCCTTAAGGGATGCTTTATTTCTTGACTTTAATTGTTATTTCTTCGATATAGTCTAAGTCAAATTCATATTGTTCTTTTATGTATTCAAATACATCTTCATAGGTATAGTTGTTACATGTTAAATTTATTACGCTTCCACTCTTATGATGAACATCTATTGAAAACTCAGAGAGGGCGATCTTCTCATCGCTAGAAGGATTTGTAATTATTGCTTTTCTCATTGTTTCGTCAGCTCCTATTATAAAATTTATTTAAGGCTTTTCTTATTTTTTCTTCTAGCTTCATCTCAGAGTAATTGATGTTATTAGAATCTAAGGCTAAAAACTTTATTACCTCTACAACAGGGAGAATGGTATCTTCATCATAATTACCTGTAATACAATAAGCCGCTGGCTTGAAATGAGCAAAATCATTCCTGTAGTCAATTAAAAAATCGATTGCAGTCTCTTGCTTCGATGTGAGGCAAAGTACTTTGCTCATTTCATTATGTTGCATCATATAATCACTTGATTGACAGCGTTTTAGAATTTCTCTTATAGACAGAACTTTTCCTTCTATATAATACTTAATAAAGTTAAAAACCTGATTATCAGATGGTTTATCTAGTATAGATTTACTGTTATCTTTCTTCGTTTCTTTTAGTTTTCTTTTAGAAGCTTTTAAAGGCTTCAATACTGTTTCAATAGGGTTGCTTCCTTGAATATTACATATCCCAAAACCATATAATGCACCATGTAAAGTTATCATCAGCCATTTAAATCTATGTTGGTCATTTTCCTCTTGGAAGAACTCCGCAGCCTTCTCTAAATAGTCAATTGCATTTTCTAATTCGTCGGTTACGTATACCCATTCTTCATTCATACTAACACCACCTTTCGTCTACTTAATTCGACAAAAGATGGCGTTATCCTGTAACTTTTTAACTATTTTATAACAAATTATGTATAGAGCATTTTTTCGCGTAGATATTTTAATTCCTCTGTTAATTCACGATTCCTTTGATAACTAAATTCAAGTAGTTCCAGTAACATATCATTTTTTTCTTCTACTGTTGCCTTTTCATATACTGCTTCAAATAACTTATTAACACGTTTTGATACCTCATTAGTGACTTCAATGGCTTCATTAAGTTTACTCATAACTAAACAACACTCCGTTTCATTAATTTCAGCTAATATATCCTTCAGCTACTTCATATGAAAACCCATAAACTCCTACTAACCATAATCTCATTTCATGTTTTTGTTTATCAGTTAATTCCATATCCGTATCTTCTGGAATATTCTCATACTCGATATCATTATCTAATAATTGTTGAAATAAAATCTGATTCATTAATTCGTCATCACCTCTCTAAGAAAAAACAAAAAAGAAACAATCAAATTAATGAATGTTTCTTTTAAAAACGTGTATTAATCTTCGCTTTCCTCTGGTTCTTCTAACCTTACACCAACTGTAACTGATGTTGCTTCATAGCTTTTGTACTCTATTTTCTCTTTTTCGGGAGAAATGATAAAAACTTTAACTAAGTAGTTAGGGTTTAATGCTTCATGTTTATTTTTTAATTTTTCCATCTCTTGTTGTAACTCTTTGTCACTTTTTGCTGCAATCATTGTGATCATATTGCTCATAATTGTCACCTCCTATCTAACCACAACATTCTACATTAAAGGAAGGATTTCCTTTTTAAATTGTAGAATATTGTAATTTAATAGTTATAAAGGAGGTGAATAACTATGGCAGGAAATTCAGGTGGACATCGTGATGGTGCTGTTAAAGGACGTTCTCAATTCCAAACAAAAAGCGGAAATTGGGCAAAGCGCAATGCTGATACGGGAAGAATTATGGATGTAAAAAGCGATAATAAGCCTTTTAAAGGTGTAAAGAAAGAAAAATAAGTATGAATTACAGAACAGGGAAGCAATGTGCAACTCTGTTCTACCTTTAAATCAATATGTATGTATTATGTATTTATAATTTGCTCAGAATGCGCGATAGCAACATTCATTTATGTACTTATGGGTTAATTTAAACTATACCTCTAAGATTTTTATAACTTCTACCTTCTAACAAATCAATAATAGATTGATAACCTACACCAAACCTCTCAACCATTTCCCAAACAAATACGCTACGCTTCTCTCCATCATAGTCAATCCATGCTTGTAGGATATAGCGTGCATTCTCAACGTTTAAACGTCTACTTGTTCCCATTTTAGCTCTAATATACGGATCGTGTTTATCTTGAAATTGTTGTTTATGGGTGATTAATTCTAAGTTGGAAATTTCGTTGATGTGTTTGCTGTTCTCTTGAATGTGGTTTATTTCTAACCCCATAGCTCTCCAATCAGATTGCTTCATACCTGAATAAGAAGAATAAACTAATACATGTACGCTGTAAGGTCTACCTTTTCCACCTACTCTACATGATACATAACAGTATCCTTTATGATTCGGATTACTCACAAGGAAACGTCCACTACGTACTGAAAATATTCTACCGCCCTCTGTATCACAGAGATATGATTTATACACCTCTTCATTCTGATTTAACAATTCAGGGATTGGAGTTAATATGATTTCTTTACCATTTTCAATAATTTTCATTTTTAAGTACCTACCTTTTCAAATTTTAGTTTTTTTAATTAGTTGGTTTTATTTTTTAACTCTGTTAATGCTTGTGCTACTTCATCTCTGAAAAACAATACAAAAGGCATATTTGTCTTATGATGTTTAGCCTTTGTAATATACGCAATGTCCTTCTCATCGTGTAAATAGTCGAATACATCCATTGAGTAGCAGTACCAGAACATACCGTTTTTAGGGTGTTTTTTATCTTCCATCGTCTGTTGCTCCTTTTGAAATTTAATGTAAGCTCATTTTAAAATTACAAGCTTCATTCATTATTAATTGTTTAATTAGTAATCAATGAAAATTGTAAAAAAATTATTCTAAGAGTACTTAGCTGACGTGATAAGTCCCCCTAGAATGTTAATAAAGAGAATAGATAATAAAACAATCAAATTAGTGAGGAAAAAATAATGAAAAAAGTTTTAAAAAAGATTGACTCACAGTGAGTAATACTTTATACTGACTATAGAAAGTAATAATCAGGGGTTTTATAAACTTTTTTAATAAAAAGAAGAACGGAGATCTGTAGGTGTCTACTTTCGCACGAAACACTAAATTGCTTCTGATATGATTTCAACGGTCTAAACGCATGCATGCAAGACACTTTCCTACTCTCTCCTATAGACAATAATTGACTAACACAAAAAGCCCATAACCGCAAGGGTTACAGGTGACATTTTTTAAAATGTGTGTAATTTTCTTTCCATTTTTGACTATTTTTTAAATGCTTCTAAGAAAGTTTCTGTATGAGTCTCATATAATACTTTCAATAATCGTAATGGGTTTGCATATCCATTGTTTAGA